TCTGTTGCTCTGATTGTAAAATTATAAGTTGTTGCTGTTGTAGAGCTACCACCAAAGTCAGTTGTTGTTATCACACCTGTTGAACTATTTAAAGAACAATTTGCTTGTGATGCATTTGTTAATACTAGTGGACTTGTTACTTCTGAATAAGTAATTGCACTATCTGAAGTTGCAGCAACTGTAGCAACTGTACCAGAAAAATCTCCTGCAATAGTTCCTAGTGTTCCAGCAGCAGTTGTCCATGTAGGTGCATCTGATACTGTTAAAATATTTGTAGATGATATAACTGCATTACCATCTGGATTTTCAATTCTAATTTTATATGTAGCATCAACAGATAAAGTAATTGTAACTGTTAATGATGTTGAGTTATTAAAGGTAACTGTACTTGCTGTGTACCAAATACCTGTTGAAGGATTTAAAAATTCTACTTGAGGAACTGATACAAAGTTTGCACCAGTTATTGTAATAGTTGCTTCTGTATTATCTATTGTGTCTGGAGATATAGATGAGATAGTTGGTTTAGTTTCTCCAACTGTTACACTTCCACCTAAAACAACAGGACTACCATTAATTGTAATACTGTTATTTACTAGTTTATCATTAGCTATTGAACCTGCTAAGTCGGCATTAGAAATTGTAGCATCAACAATTTTAGGACTAGTAACTGAATCAGTTGCTAGTTTACTATTTGATACAATACCGTCTGCTAAATCATCAGCCGTTAAAGCTGTAGCTGCAGGTTGTTTACCGACATATGCCATTTAATATTTCCTTATTAAGCTGAGATAGTATCTACAACACTTGTAATGATGTCAACTGAAGTTGCTGCAGAAGCATAAGCTTCAACTGAGTCTCCAGATTGTAAAACAACTTTAGAGCCACCATCAATTAATTCTAAAGAACCACCTGAAGGAATAGGTGCATCTTTAATAATATGATAAGTGTCGCTTCCATTTTTTACATAGACAGTTACATTCACAGAAGTACCAGAAGTGTTTGCACATCTAATACCAATGATTGCATCATCTGAATCTGCTGCTGTTCTTAAAACAGTTGGAGACCCTGATGAATTTGAAATGTCTTGTTGTAAATATCTTTCGAAATCTTGTGCCATAGAATTATCCTAATTATAACAATTATTTTAAAGTTTGTCAACTACAAGGCGATAGCCATTGCGACTGCAAATCCTGCTGAAGCTTTACCATCTAGTTGTGTTTGAACTGCACTTGTTACTCCATTTAAGTAACTTAATTCAGTATTATCTACCGAACCATCTCCTACTAAATTAGCATTTAATCTATTAGAAGCATCAATAGTAGCTTGTTTGCTATCTATTTGAGTTTGAATAGCTGAAGTTACACCATTCAAATATTGAAATTCTGTATTGTCTACTGAACCATCTGCAATCTTAGTTGCATCTACTCCAGCAGATAATGTAGCTACACCAGTATTATTAATTGTAACTGCACCAGAGATAGCTTGGTTTTCCCATTTAGTAGCTGTGCTATCATAAACTAAGAAGTCAGCATCTGAAACTGAAGTAATATCTACATCATTCATTTCAGCTAATTCATTTTCAACTGCTACTGCATTTGTAACAAATTCTGTTGTAGCAACTTTAGTTGAACTATCTCCTGTTGTAGGAGTTGGTGCTGAAACTGTACCTGTAAATGTTGGAGAAGCTAAAGGTGCTTTAAGTGTATCTAAACTTGTAAGTTGAGTTTGTATATTACTTGTTACACCATCTAAGTATCCAAATTCTGTATTTGATATTGAACCATCGTGAATTTTAGTTGCATCAATTGCAGCACTAGCATTAATATCTGCATTAACAATTACACCTGAACTAATTGCAGCAACACCTGTATCAGCAATTGTTATATCACCTGATACTACATTGTCAATCCATTTAGATGAAGTTGTATCATAAAATAATAATGAACCATCAGAAGGACTTGTAATGTTAACATCAGTTAATTCATCTAATTCATTTGATGAAGTTACTTGTGAATCTACATAAGTCTTAATAGCTTTTGCTGAAGCAAGAGTATCATCACTAGCAGAGACACTTGTTAAATCTGTATCTAAAACTCCTGAAGCTAAATCTGCAACTTCAAGATTTGTAATACTATTACCAGTACCATTAGCATCAATAGTTTTATTTGTTAATGTATCAGTAGTTGCTCTACCTACTAATGTGTCTGTTGATGTTGGAAGAGTAATAGTTCCAGTATTTGAGATTGAAGAAATTACTGGAGTTGTTAAAGTTTTATTTTCTAAAGTTTGAGTGTCAGTTAGTGTTGCAACTGATGAATCTATATTTAAAGTTATTGTTTGAGCAGAACCTACACTATCAATACCTGTTCCACCAGCAATAGTTAAAGATTGTGAATCTAAATCAATTGATTGAGCACCACCAGTATCACCTTCAAAATCTAAATCACTAGCTGTAACTTGTGCATCAACATATGTTTTAATTGCTTTAGCACTAGCTAATGTATCATCACTTGCTGATACTGAAGTTAAATCTGTATCTACATCTGTAATAGCTGTAGCTGAACCAATGACTAATGAATCTAAATTTACTGTACCATCAAAGTATGCATCTTTAAATTCTAAAGATGATGTACCTAAATCAATATCATTATCTGTTGTTGGTACAATTGCACCATCTATAATTTTAAATTGTTGAGTTGCTACTGAACCTACATTAATAAAAAATTCTATTTCATTATTTGAAGTGTCAATAGATACTTTATTTAAAGGACTTGATAATCCTGCATCTCCAATTAAAGCTATAACAGGTCCTTCAGCAGCAGTACCATCATGTTTGTGTCCTGTTGAATTATTAAATGCTGCTAATAGTTGATTGTATTCATTATTAAATAATGATGCCGATATAGTATCACCATCAATAAATGAACTTTGTCTAGTGTATCCTGCCATATTATCTTCTTCCTCCTGCTATGAATGAAACAAACATTCCATTTACTGAATATGGAGCATTAGTATCATTACTAAAAAATTTAAAATTATTTGAAAATCCACTACCTGTAATTAAAATACTTTTACTAGGTAAACTTGATGCTCCAAATACTGCTGTACCAAAAACTGCTGAACCAAATAATGATGCAGAACTTAAATTACCTACATTAAAATTTCCAGGTTGTGGAACTTCTGAACTATCAAAATCATATCTTACTCTTAATAGTAAATCGTTTTGTGTTCCTTCAGGTTCAATATTAGCTTTTACTTTGTATAAACTTTTTCTTAAACCATTATCACCATAGTCCATATCTGGTGTTTGAAATTCTGCGTCAACATTATTACCGTCAAAACTATTTCCAGTATCATGTTGATAGATGTAACCAGATTCATCAGCATGGTAAATAACTTCTGTACCTGAATTATCTAAATCTGATGTACAAAATTTTACAGGTAAACCTTTTGTTTGACTCCATTCAAAAGCAGGTATACCATCTGAACTATATTTAAATGTTCCTATGATTCCTCTTTGTCCTGAATCAGCTTGACCAGATTGATAATAAAATAATCTGTATTGACTTCGTTCTCTAATAACAATACTTGATATTGTATAATTACCAATGTTATCTAACAAGTCATTAATTAATGGTAATATTTTTCTAGAGATAGAACTTAATTCTACGTCATCAATTCTAGCAGTACCAGCAACTGTTCTTAATCCATCAGGTGCTAGAAAAATTAAATCTCCACCTATCTCTTGAATTGAATTTCCACTTACACAACCAATGTTTTTAGTTACTGATTTAATTATAGGAGTAGAATCAAGGTTTGTCAACTCATATATACTATTTTTACAAAATATAACTAAGCTATTTCTAAAAACTTTAATCCCTGTTACTATATCACCTACATCAATTGAACCTGCTGAAGCACCTGTAAAATCATAAGGTTTTAATCTAGTACTATAATATACAGTACTTGGATTTAAAGTTTGTCCAGCTACAATAATTCTTTCCGCATATCTTTCTATTAAAGAACAACCAACTGGAGAAGTATTATTTAAGTCTTCATAATGATAAGTACCATCATCATGTATAGAAAATTCACCTATTTTATTAACTCCGTCTACAAAATATAAAGTACCATTTTGACCACCTGTAGATTCAAAATTTACAAATTTAACATTTGATTGATTTGTTCTAGGTAATGTTGTAGCAGCAGGTAAACTACCTACAAGTATTCCTCCAATACCATATGTTAAATTATTTTGTGTACTACTAGTAATAGCAGTTGTTTCTAAAGTTAATATTGTATTACTAGTTACAGATAAAATTTTATAAATATTAGTTCCATTAATAGGAGAAACTATTTTAATATCATCACCTGCAGCAAAGTCTGTTGTAAATGAAGTACCAGTTCCATTTACTGTAGCAGAACCTGAAGAAATAGAAACTGTTCCTGGTCCTGTTGTAAATGTATCTTTATTTATTTGAACATATGAAGTACCTGTAGTACTAAAATATAAATCATCAGATTGAGCAACTACTATGCCATCAGCATAATTTTTTAAACCATGTATTAAATCAGTAACAGTTCCAGATGGACTTACAGCACTTGTAGTTCCCCATTTTTGATAACCATTTATTCTTCGATAACCACCTGTTGTAGAAGATTCAAAATTTTGTAATTTAGTTGCAGCACCAGGAGTTCTAAATAAAGCATGTGAACTTGAAACTAAATCCAAGCCACCTTGTACAGTAATGGAAGCTCCTTGAGTTGGCATCTATTATTCCTTTATATAAATAATCTTCTATCATCTTCCACATACTTAGGTTGTGGAGCATTTAATTGTTCAATCATTTTATTTAAACCTTTTTTATATTCATCTAAAGCTAATTGACTTTGAGAAATATTATCTTTAAATTGATAAATATAATATCTTGCTCTAGCTAATAATACAGGTTTATATTGTTCTGGAAATAATACTACGTCAGTATCATTTGCTAATGCTGAAGGTCTATTAAATGCATTGAAGTAAATTCTGTAAACTCCATCAGGTATTGGAGATAAACCAAATCTTCTACCATCTTCACTTCTTATAATCTTAGTAGGTACTCCATAATTTTGTTCATTAGATTTATCCTGCTCTTCACTTGCAGCATAAAAATCTTTCCAAGTTTCTAATGAAGTAAAAGGTAAGCTTTGAATTTTGTATGGTGCAGTTTTACCACTTACACCTTCTTCTGTTAATGTAAAACTATCCCAGTCTACATTTGAATAATCAGTATCAACACTTGATGAACCTGCTTTTAATAAGTACCATCTAGTACCTGCAACAGTTTCTATATAAGTATTACCATTATAATTATCTTGTGGTGCAGCAGTAGTTAACCATGACCATGTATCTTGAGAATCTACTATATCAAAGTAAGCTCTGTTAACACAGTTAGCTACAAATTTTTGTATTGATACAGCACCAGCTACACTTGTAAGTTCAGGTTCATTTATTTCAACTAACAGTTCGTTAGTCATTGATAGATAAGTTTTAGCCATTTAACAATTCCATGCTCTTAATGATTTATTAATTCTTGAATT